TTTCCTTCATCATTTATAGTCCAATAATCTTCTGTTCTACCACTATTTTGATTATCAACAAAAGAATAACTTGTAGTATCTGAACCAATTAATTGAGATAGAGTAGAAATTGTTCCCGCATCTGAAGGTAACTTAGAAGAAATATAGACTGATTTACCATCTTCTGTTGGGCAAGCATAAAAAAAATCAGATATATTTCTTGTATCTGCTGTATCTCTTGTCTGTTTTTTAGTCTTTTGTCCAGTAAATGATGCAGTCTTTGATGGATAAACTTCATTTATTGCTGCACAAATCTCTAATACTGTTGTTTTTTGCCCAAAATGGTCATAAAATCCATTTGCTGTATTCTCTGTTAGTTCAAAAGTAAGTCCACCAACTCCAAATGTTAGTTTGAATGTACCTGATATTGCTACTGTGGGTGGTGTATAAGTACAAGATGCTGATGCTAAATCAACATATTCATCTCCTTGCCAAACTTCTAATCTTAGTATCTTTCTAACCTTTTCACTATTTAACTGTATGAAACCAACATAATCTTTACTAGGTCTAACGGGATATGCACCCTGTTGAAATGGGTCAAAGTTATGTATTTCCTTTTCTATTATTTCTGGTCTATGTGATACTTTTAATTTATCATCTATTCTACCTTCAGTTCTTTGTATTATTTTACCTATGGCTGCTTTATCTGGTGTTGAAGAACTAGTAAAAGCACCGCATTGTAGCAAATCAGAAACATCTGTATGAGTAGTATAGTAACCTATACCCTCATCATAATCGCCTCTTGTCAATGTACCTGTTAAGGTTGGAACATAATCGCTTTCTGATTTTAATCTACTCATCCTATCACCCTATCTAATTCTGCTACTTGTTTTTTAATATAATATAATATAGTATTTGTTTTAACATTAATGTAAGTAGGTTGTCCTCCTTCGTCTAACCTACCTCTAAGTGGGTTTTTAGGTTTTGCATAATCAGGAAGTTTAAGTTTTTGAGCCTTTGGATTACTCATACTTCTATATTCAGGTTTTCTCTCTACCCAATCCTTGAATGAATATTCAGTTTTTGCTATATATTGTACATCTTCTAATCTAAATACATCCCACACTCTATTCAATAAATACTTTGAGTTTGTTACAATATCATCATCATCTTCTTCCTGTACCATTTTTTCTCTTGATGCCTTTTCTTCATCAGAACCGTGTACAACTACTAATGTAATTCTTAATGTTCCTACTGTTTTTGGAATTAATGCAATGTCTAACATTCTTTTTAATTTAATAGAATTAGTTGCACCATTCTTTAAATTAATTTTAGGTCTATCTGGAGTCTTCCAACTATCATCCGTAAAGAACTTTTTAGTTGACTTTGAACTATGTAGTATTGGTTTAACTCTATTAGATACAGTTCTAATATTAGAAGCAACTTCCTTTGTGTATAGTGCTTGTTCAAACTCAGTTCGACCTAATGGTGGATTTAAGTTTGATTTAAAATTGATATTACTTTGAATTAATTCCTTCTCTTTTTTATTAAAGCCCCGTCTTCCAGGTACTTTACCCTCATCAATAAATCTATCATAAGCATCTTGAGTCATAGCACCTCTATTTACCATTTCATCTGCTAACCTTTCGGTCTCTTTCATTTGGCCTTCTCTAATTTGAGCAACTATTTCTTGAGCATCTAAATCTCCTTCAGATACTTCATCTTCATATTTGAACTCGCCTTCAGATAGTAATTTATTCCATCTAAGTTTAAGATTGATAGTTTTAACTAATTCTTCTGCTTCATCATTCAACTGAAAATCTTTATGTGTTTTGTAAGACTGTATTCTAGTATAATCATACTCTTCACCCTCTTTTTCTCCATGTAGTTTATCATCTTCAGTTTCTTCTTTTAGTATAAACTCTAATGATTTTTTAACTTTCTTTGCTTGAGCCATTGCTTCTTCTAAAGCAGCCTGTGTATCTTGTGATGATTGAGTGGAAGAACGTGGTTTTGATGTGGTTTGTTGTCCACCTCTTATTGGCATTGGATTTATACCTGCTTCCATAAATAAATCATTAAATAATCCTTCAAAATCAACATTAATTGTGTAACTTTGTTGGTTTAATGTCATAGGATGTTTACTTCTTGGTAAAGATATTTTAGTTGGTATTTTATTACCTACTTCAATAGTAGTGTATTTATTTACTTTTTCGAGAGCAGGTTCATATTTTACCTTTTTATCTGCTGCTTGAAATATTTTTTTACTTTCAATACCTTTACTATGTGCTGATAATAAATGGTCTGTTGGTATTTCTTCATTAACTTCTGAAACCTTTACACTTTTACCTTCATCCAATAAACCAGAATCTAATGCTGCATTTATTTGTTCATAATTACCAACATACTGTCTTAGTTTAAGTAAAAGTTCTTCAGCAGTTAATTTTTGTAGTGCATCCCAAGCATATTTTATGTGTTCTCTATATTCATCTTCATCGAATATAATATCTGAATCCTGTTCTGCTACTTTAGCCATAAAACTTGGTTTAAGAAAATATTTTAGATTGTCCTCTATATCATCATAGTTTTCATCACTAAATGGTGAAGCAATAAATTGCAACATTAACTTAAACAATGGATGGTTATCAACATCTGATTTTTTAGAATCATCTAATTCTATTACTGTTCCTATGTCATAATCACGGCTAGAATATCTAACAGTTTCGGGAATAGTAATACTCATCCAAAACCCTCATGCTAACCAAGCCGCCCACGCAGCACCTTTCTGAATCATCTTTCCTAAGCCTAATCCAGAACCAGGTGGTGTATATGTTGGTTGACCCGTAGCAGGGTCTATCCAGTATGGATTACCCATCGTATCATAACCTTGTGGTGGAACAGGATAACCTGATGGATTATTCATAGCCTGTTGTTGTTGCATCATCATATTATTTGCTTGAACCATAGGGTTTCCTCCACTAATTTGTGCAGGATTTAACCCACCTGCATTGGGTACTCCCTGTTGTGGAACACCCTGTTGTGGATAACTTTGTTGTGGATAACTTTGTGCTTGATTTTGTTGAACGCTTGGAGTAAAGCCTTGCGT